TTGTAGTAAGTCCCTGCGGCTTGCATACAGCTGGTTGCAAGTCTCCCAAAGACATCTGCTTTTCCTGCTCTAACTTCAGTTTGGATTTCATCATGTATATTCCCTATAAAGTTATAGTCTATACCCCATAGTATAGCATATTCATTAAGTAAACACAACGCTTTCTTCATTACAATAGCACCTGATGACTGCAATAAAGTATTCAATGCCGCGTGTGCTGATCGTACATAGACCCTTCGCTTATCCAATCCAAGAACATAGCCTCTTCCAGCCGCCACTCCAACTCGTTCTCGTAGGCTTGCAAGAGCTGGCGTATTTCTAAGGAACTCTTCTTTAAGTCTCTTACCATCACGCTTAGTTCCTCCAACGATACTTCCGATTTTCTCGTCACCAGCCCCATACAAGAAAGCGTAGATGAAAGTCTTTGAAAGATCTCTAGTTTCAAGGCCAGCAGCCAACTGATTTGCCGTGTGAATGTCTCCGTTGAGTATTTCATTAGTGTATCCCTCGTCATTCATGTAATGAGCCAGCATTCGCAGCTCAAGTCCGCTTGCATCCATACCTACCAACTTGTATCCCTCTGGCACAATCCACACATCTCTGCACTCTCTGCCATAAGGTGATTTAATTGCTGGAATCTGGCCCATGTTAGGACTAGAGTGTGTCATGCGTCCCGTTACTGCCCCATTGGGGTTGACGTACCCATGTACTCTACCGTCCTTCTTAACCGCCTCTATCCAGCTCTGAACCTGTGCGATACGCTTCTGTATCATAAGGTACTCGCCTATCAATACCGCCTGTGGTATACCCTTAACTTCCCTAAGGACTGACTCGTCAACAATGGCCTGTCCTTTCTCAGTAAACTGCTTAGGTTTCCAGCCAAAGTACTGCAAGTGTCTGCCTATCTGTTGTCGTGACCCTAGGTTAAACATAGGGAAGTCAATGCGGCTAAAGGGTGCTACCGCTGTTTCCCATTGCTCTCCTAGGAACTTGAGTCCAACGACACTAATCTCGCCATCTTTCTTAATCTTAGGTGTAACTTGTTTGATGAATGTAGGCAATGGCTTGAATACCTCGTGTACCTTATCCTCAAGGTCGTACTTCTTCTCCTTAAGCTCTGCGAGTAATAAAAAACATTTCTCTTGATCTAAGAGCCATCCTGTTTTAATTTGCTTTGATACAATAGCTTGTACTTGGTGTTCAAGATCAATGCTTTCAGCGCCAAAATCTCTAAGCTCCTGAAGTAGTCTATTGTACACCAGCGTATTAACTCTAACATCCTGTACACAATACTCCACCATATCCTGCGAGAAATTATCCCAATCACTGTAATCACCTTTCGGTTGGTTTAATAGCGAACCCCAGTTCTCTAAGGAATGTCCACCGTCCCTTGATGGGTTAGCTAAACGTGATAGCACTAGGGTGTCCGTAATCTTACACTTGCTAAAATCAGTACCTAATAATCTCTCCAACACTGGTATGTCATAGCCAATTATATTATGGCCTATCACTTCACAGTTATCAAAGCCTAGAAGCCACTCATTGAAGTCAAACAAACTGAAGCCGTGAAACTCAAAGAACTCTTCAGTGCCTACAATGTGAGCAACGATACACCACACCCTATCAGGGTTTAAACCGTTAGCCTCTATGTCAAATACTATTTTCATTAAAACTCCGTCTCATTACCCACTGGACAACTGGTTTCTATCATTCTACCACTGACCTTATCATAATACAGGTAACATGCTGGTCCTGTCAAGCCCACGAACCTATTTTTTAACACACGGACACATGTCGTGTTGCGTGTCTCAGGGTCTGCGTGTTGCTGATCTCGCTCTAATCCAATAACAATGTCACTAAGCTGTGCTATTGCTGCTGAACCTCTCAACTCACCCAAGCTAATCCTGCCGCCATCTTCATGCGCCTTTGAGCCACTAGGTCTACGCAAGTGTGATACTAAAAATAGCCCTACACCTGTCTCTTGCACTAGCTTTCTAAGGTTTGTCATAATGCTGTCAATAGCTTTACGCTCGTCACCGTTGTCTTGATCGCTGACCACGATGCTGAGGTGATCCAAGATGATCCACTTGCAGTCCAAGCCTTTAGCCATGTAACGTATGCGGCCTAATAGGTTGTCCTCGCTCGTAGAACCCCAGTGGTCAAACATATAGATACGTCCTGACCCTAACGTCCTGTCCCAGTATCCTTTCTTCTCTTCTTGAGTCACTGTCTTGTCAAGGTGTAACTGCTTGTTAGCCTCAATGGACATGATGCCCAACGCTGTCTTGGGTATGTCCTCCTCTAACGCTAGGATACCTATGTTGTCCTCAGTAGCTCCAAGCAAGTAATGCTCAAGCTCCCTGACTATCTGTGACTTACCCATACCTGAGCCAGAGGTAATGGTCACTAGCTCCTTAGGTCTAAAGCCGTGGGTGTACTCATTCAGGCATGACCACGGATAGTCAATGGACTTCACGTTGGACTGCTTGATGATCAGATCCCAAGTCTCATTACCTGCCACGATACCGTCAGGCTGATAGGTCTTAGCGTTCCACCACTCCTTAACAAAGTCCTGCACCTTACGAGCCTTGAGCATGTCCCCTGCATCCTTCATGGGCAGTGTGACATTCTTGGCCTTGTTGGGGGTGAACAAGTCCAGTACTGACCTTGCGGCCTCTTGTCCAGCCTTATCATTATCAAAACATATGACCACGCTATCAAAGGACTCAAGCCACTCTAGGTTAGCCTTGATGTCTTTGGCGGCACTGGCCGCGCCTGATCTAATGGATACAACGGGCCACTTACCGTCAAACATTTCATTGACTGCGAGTGCGTCTGCTTCTCCCTCTACTACTGTAATGTATTTACCACCTGCCTTAAATGCTTGCTGACCAAACAGCCCTGCATTGTCAAAGGAACCCGTGGCATAGAATTGCTTGTTCTCTACAATCCGTACCTTAGTCCCTGTAGCCACGCCTGTATCTTTATCGTGGTAAGGGTAGTGGTGCTTAGTTATCGTCCCGTCAGTGCCGTACTCAACCGTGACACCATAACGCTTGGCCGTGTCTTGGTTGATCCTACGATCAGGGATTGCCGCTATTACACCTGTCATCTCTAATGTCCTTGCGCTTGTCGCGGGTTTATGGTTTGGTATTGTACCGTCTCCATGCTCGTAGTGTGAACAGCCACCCGAAAAACAGGTGGCGTGTCCATCGGAATAACGAGCCAGATTGTTGGATGAGCCACACGATGGGCATGGCTCATGTCTAACAAAGGTTGACTCTTCCATAGTCATTATCAGAAGTCCTCACCACCTTCCTGCTCCGCAACTTCCAGTACCTTAATCTTATTCAGATAAGTACCTGTCCCGTGTACAGGATGGGGCTGACCCTCTGCCCATAACAAGCGCACCTTAGACCCTCGACCAATTCTACCTGCAAAGGGCTGACCGTCTGCATCCATTACTGGCACATCATACTTGGTGCTGAACTTGCGCTGCTTTACTCCTTCATACTCTCGCATCTTGATGCCCATACCAGACAAATTATCTGCGGTGTCTTCATCAACACTAATGACCACTGAGTATTTACCTGTAGACTGACCCTGATACATCTCATGAGTGTCTAGGTTCTCAAACGCTATTGTACCTTCTACTACTGCCATAATTACTACTCCTAGTTGTTGTGATACTACTTAAGTATCGTTTGGTTTAAACTTTAATTATAATCTTTAAAGTATTTCTATCGCTTCTTAAGAATATTATATCATCAGTTATCACTCTTGTCAAATATATATTCATCCTTATTGTATGACTCATTAAAACCATCCATAAGGGCATCGTTTGAGTGTCTGGCACATTCTCCACATAGGTCTAGGTATGCGCCAGTATTAGCATCTTTCTTTTTTAGTTCATATTCACTCATTATCACATCACATGCTTTACATCTACTCATAACTCTTCTCCTTTACCAAAAGCAAGCATATACTGCTCACGCATTACATTAATGTCCTGAGAATAGTATTCATCCCTAACCTGCCTAGTGACTCGCTGTGTCAGTTCAGATAACGACATACAGTATACTTGATACTCTACTAGCTCGTCTACCATATCCTGCGCTGTAGGCTCTATCCAATCATTGCAAGGCTCGTCATATCCTATTAGACCCTCTTTAATCCTGCTCACTGTATACTCTCCCAAAAGTTATTAAAATGAACGGTAAGTATAGCAGTATGCCCTCAAAAGGTAAAGCACTTACTTCTTCCGTTTCCTTGTTCATTGTCCAAACTGCGCGACTATCTGCAAACTCAAGGAACAAGCCGCACCCGTTAATCAGTTCTATTGATAAGTGTCTACCGAATATAATCATT